GTGACAACCCACTTAAATACTTTTGATTTACGCATGAGGGGTACAAGGACTTCAGCAGTCTTGTAGTAACCTCTACGATTACGATCAGTCATGTACTCATCACGGTATCTACGTACTACTTCATCCATAGTTCCGTTGCCATAACGAGCCTCTAGCATAATGAAGCAGCAGCCACCGCCTCCTCCAGAAGAGGAGCTTGAGGAACCACCCCCTCCTCCTCCACCGCCAGATGAAGAAGAAGATGAAGAAGTATCAACAAGCTTACCATCTACATATTCTTTTCCGTCATTCGGTGTAAAGAAGTTAGCTATAGACTGAGCTAAATTGTTAGAACCTGTGTCGTTGTTTCCGACAACTCCCACTGGTGCGGAGCTACTATCATCCCCTCCACTTCCAGGTCTAAGGACAGGTCTAACTGTTTTTTCTCCTGGTGTAAACACAACTCTTCCTGTGTCTCTATCGACTGTTGCAGCAGAAGCTGTTGATGCCTGTGTTCCTGCCCCAACGGTGACTGATCCACCACCTGTAGTAGGCACTTCAACAGTTTCTGTAGTTCTTTCATATACTTTTTCTTCTGCGTTATAGACCATACCAGCAGTAGCAACTTCATTCATTGCACTATTGAATGCTTCCGATGATCCAAACCTGTCTTCAGTAAGTGCCATATCATCTGGTGCGTTGACACTCTGCGCAGAAAGAAGAGCGTACTCCATTTTCTTTTTACCAAGATCAGAACTTTTATTAGCAAATTTAACGATGCCAGGGGCTTTTCCTAGAAACTCATCAATAGCTTTTTGAATACTATTAGATACGTCTGTCTTTCCTAAGTAATCAGCCATACTCTTATTTGCGTATGCTGTTGAAAGAGCATCAATCTGAGAGCCAGCATTAATAACACCAGCACCGATTGTTCCAACTGGTCCCAATATTAGTCCTGCTAAAGCACCTGCACCTTTCATTGTATCAGCGTTAAGAGCATTATTAAGTGCATCTTGAGCAGCTTTAAATGGATCTACTACACTAACTCCACTTTTTTCTTTGAAGTAATCTGCAGCATCCCTAGAACCTTTGTCAGTTGTTGTATCAAACTTAGGGTCAGATGTTGTTTTAATATCTGGGTCATTACCACCATCATCTCCACCCCCTGTAAGAGTAGTTGTTGTGTCTGTAGTATCATCAGTTTTATCTTCATCACTGGTAACACAATTAAATCTTTTTAGGTTAGCTTCAGTAGCTTCAACAAACACATCAAAGTCTGCAGGGGTAGAAGAGATAATCTTACCATTAAGAGTTAGAACATCAATTCTTCTACAGTCTGGTGCGACATACTTCTTAGTGACCATACCTGTCTGTGTAGTACCAGGAGTTGTTGTACTATCACCTGTAACTGGGGCAGTACCAACTACACCCTGAACTACAGGCTGTTGATTAACTAGGGGTGTTGAAGAAGTAACTGGTTGTCCAGATCCTGTAACAATTCCGTAGACCCCTGAAGGATCTTGCTGTGTTGTAGCAGGTTGTACTTGCTGTGTACTTGCAGGTGTTTGACCTGACGTTGGCATTTGTACTTGGGTAGAAGGAACAGTAGTAGAAGTATTACCAGGAATGAAAGTACCATACGCAGCCTTAACTACATCCTCATCTTCCATTGACATAATTTCTTGTAGAAGCTGTTGATCTTCTGCAGTCAACTCTTCTTCCATACCTTCTTCGATAGGCTCTCCACCAATACGACCATCTTCTGCCATTTCACGTAGTCCAAACTTAGCTTGGTTACGTAGAGCTTCAAATAGGGCTAGGCCGTGGTATTTAACTACGTCTGCAGGGACAACGTACTCACCCTCAGACAGCATAGCAGGAATATCATCTCGAACTTCTTCAGCAGTAGAACCAACAGGAATGTCATTACCTGATACAGGATCAACTCCTACAGTATTATCAGGGACTCCACCTTCTTGCATAAAGGCCATTTCCATTTGTTTGTTCATTGCTACACCACCTTCATTAAAAAGCCTTATCTTACCATCTTTTGTTCTAACAGCCATCTCTTTTATTTGAGAAATAGATGGTTGCTTTACATTCCTAGCAAGTACAAGTGGCCCTACTTGTATAATCTCATCAGCTTCAAACACAGGCATACCTGTCTTCTTATTATAGAATGCGCTTTTACGATAAGGATTCATCCCTACCTGTACCCACTCATCTGAACCTGATGCAATAATTTCTGCTGCTTGACGTTGTAGATCATAAGGATCTTCTGATGTGTACTCACCAAAGATACGAGCAATAGTAGCTTTGTTTTGTTTAGCTGCTTCGCCAGTCTTTTTATCTATAGCGTCTTGTCCAGTTGCTTTGCTTGTACGTATACCTCTAGCAATATCTAATGCTGTATCTGCATCAGAACCAAACCTGATATTTTTAAGTCTAATTGCCTGACCATAGCCAACAACACTTCCTGTTTTTTGATTACCATCATGTATAGACACAACCCACTTATCGTAGTCATCATAAGCAGGAATATCTAGTCGAGATGAAACAATCTGACCTTCTGCTAAATCTGCACCCTCAACACCTAGAATAGGGTACCTAGTGCCTTTTTTACCTAACGCACCCTGTACTTCTGTAAGAGTAGGAAGTAAGTTCATAACTTCTTCTGCTGTGTATTCTCTTGGTTCAGGGAATGCTTCTTGTATACGCTTCCTTGATTCTTTAGAAGTAATCTTACCTTCTATAAGAGCTTGTGCCGCTGCTTCTGCTTCAGGTATATTTTTCTGTCTTTGTGATTCTGGTAGTTTATTATCTTTACGCCACTGTTCTAAAGCATCAGGATCATTACGTAGACGTGCAGCCTCTAGTGCATCTGCTTCTCTATCGACTTTACGTGACACCTTAGGGATATTACTTGCTACATCCATAACTTCGTCTGTTTGACGAGCCATGTCAGCACCTTTACGTATCATGTTCTTAGCTGCAGTACCAAGACCAGGAATTAATCCAATAGCCTCTGTTCCTACGAGCATACCAATCTTGACGTAGTTAGGTTCTTCTTTCTTAAGTTCGTCTTCAATGTCTGCAACAGTAAATGCTGTACCTACACCAGGAAGACTTTCTAAAGCAAACTGACCTACAGCCTTAGCTGACTCTACAGTTTCATCAGGATCAACAAGATCTACCCCATATGCTTCTGCAATAGCCTCTGGATTACCTTCGTTTTCTTCATAAAACTTTCTTGTTTGATCATCCATTTACTTCGTCCCTAAGTCTTTTTAATCTACGAAGACATGCTACATGTCCCTGCAACCTATAGAAGTCTTCTGGTGTTGTAGCTTGTTCCATCTGGACATGAACACGTTCAATCTTAGTGTCCATCTCTTCTACGAAAGCAGTCCAGATGTCTTTGTTGTTTACGAGTAGTTTAAGGCTCATCCTTGACCTTCACCTGTGTTACCTGAGAACCCTGGCTCACCTGGAGTAGGTGCTGTGCCAGTTCCTACCTGACCACCACCAGAACCTTGCGTGTCCTGAACTTGAACACCTGCAGGAGGCTGTCCTTGAGGTGCACCCTGCTGTGGTGCGTTAGGGTCTACTTGAGGTGGGTTTTCTGCTTGGAACTTCTTTAGGATCTCAGCTTGAATTGCTGCATCTGACATTGAGTTAGTAAGTTTATCAGGATCAAGATCCATAGACTTAGCAATCTCACGTATAATATAATCCATTTTTGCGAAGGGTGCAAGTACTGGATTCTGTACAACACCAAGAAATTGCATTAGGCGTTGGCTACGTACTTCGTTAGCCATTAGAGATTCAGTGCCTTCAGCTTTAACTTCTAGGTCACCTTTAATTTCTGAGTCGTAGTCAAACTGCATGTTAAAGTTAAAGAATGCTTTACCTAGAGGACCAAGTAAGTAGTCATCAATATTCTTAACAACAGTACGAATGCTACCATTAGCAGCAGACATAAGCATACTAATACCACTTGCAGTCCGACCCACACCCGAAATGCCAGTCTGACCATGCGCAAAAGACGGAAAGCCAGTCGATTCATCTGCCAGTACCCTTGCCTTGTCGAACATCTGCATGTTCTCATTAGATACGTTAGGGAACTTGGTGCCGAAGATGGCCTGTCCTGGTGCTCCCCCCATTCTACGGAAGACCTTGCCTGGGTAAATGGATAGGTCTTGACCAGGAGCTAGATTTGTTTCATCCACTTCGATAAGCAAACTACCCGAAAGTGCAGCATTATCTACACTCATGCGCATAAACCCATTCATTAGAGTCTGAGTATCATCCATATTCTCTGCAATACCTATACCAAAGAATGAGTAAGGATTTACTTCGTATGGAACAGCATAGTATGGAAGGATTGCAGGAGTGAATGGGTTCATTACAAGACGTAGAACCTGACCATTACAAATCCATATGTTTACAGAAACTTGATCTCTGTCTTTCAACTCTTTTGGAATATCTACATCATGCTCTTCTAGAATAGAAGTATCTACATAACCCCAGAACTCAAGAACGTTAAATCTTTCTGATTTAGTTTCTTGGTCTGCGTCTTCCATGACCTGTTCCCACCACTCTTTGGTGTAGGACTCACCCATCTCAATGGCAGTATCAATAGTGTTAGCTCTAAAGAAAGGTCTATTCTTTAATGATCTCATCTGAGAACGAGACATCTTATGTCTTTCAATTACGTACTCAGCTTCGTCCATGTTGTTAGCGTCAGGGTCAGGATAAAAGTTCCAGATACTAACACTAGATGTTTGAGGCACAGTCTTAATTAAGGGACTGTACTCTCCATCCTCTGACCAAGAAGGATACTCTTTATCATAAGCAAATGGGCCTTTCATAACGCCTGTGCCAAAGAGTGCAGTCTCAAATGCTGCAATACGTAATTGCTTACGAGCATTTGATTCCTCTAATTGATCATGGATTTTCTTTTCCATCTTTTTAGCTGCAACCATAGCAGGATGGAAAGTAGCTTTTGTTGGTGTAGTACCTGGGCCTTCTTCAAGCTTATCTTCTACTGGTTCTAGCTTATTTGAGAGACCAGCTAATCTTTCTCTAAGATCAATGATAGTCTCACCAGGTTGCAAAGCCTCTAAAGTAAAGGGAGTCTTTTCGTCAGCCTTTTGAATCTCAGGGTTTGTTTCAAAGTTAACTGTGTCCTCAACACCATCAGGAAGAATAGTTGGGTTAATAGAAATAGGAAACTTGTTGCTACCAAATAAAACATCTGTAATCTGACTGTAAGCAGCTAGAACTTTAGTCTTGGTGACTTTAACAAAAACACGAGACTTCTCAGTACTAGTAAACTGAACGTCTGGTCCGTACACACCTCTGTAGTTTTGATATGCTTTAATCCATCTTTGTTCATCAGAGTAACGAGCCTTCTCAGCTTTAGAGAACTTTTCCTCTACAAAGCCAGTAATCGTTCCTACTTTTTCATCAAAGACTGTATCTCCGTCATTTATATCTTCTACATAGGAAGACTCATTGTCATCCATATAAAGTTCTTCTGATTCAAAGATGTCATCTTCTTCCATTGTATTTCCTTAGTATCCAAAGGTGGGATCTGTTGCTTGAAATCCTGTTCGTTGTGCTGCAGGATCGAAGTCAAATAAACTACTTCTTGGTCTTGTCATAACCCCATACCTTAAAGCGTCATATAAGTGATCTTCTGAGTTAGTGTCTACATCCTCAGGGTTTCTTTTGTCTAGAGGAATAGAGGGAAGCTGAGATATAAGACTAGTGCAATTAGAAAATATAACAAGTCTTGGTTCCTCTGTAAACTCGTCTATCTGTAAACGTCTGTGTATTTCGTTCTTACCTGCTACACGAGACCCTTTAGATCTATCTGCAGGTCTCCATCGGCAGCCTTTAACAATCATCTGTTCTGCAAGACTAGGGCCAGTATCACCACGATTATGCCAAAGAGAAGAGTCAAGAACTCCATACCTGATCTTCTCCTCTTGTTCAATGTCCAGGATCATGTCAGCCAAATCAGTAGCAATTACTTTAGATACATATAGCTCTCTGTAGACTATTAGCTGTTCAGACCCTGGAACAACTGCGAACCAGACTACACCAGTATAAGACCCATACCCATAATCACAAGCTCTGAAACGAACCCAGTTACTTGGTATATCGAATGGTTCAACAACATGGATGCGTCTGTTAAACTCTGGGAAAGCTGCTCCTTCGTTAATGTCCCAGTCACCTTCAAGCAACTGTCTTCGCTGATGTTCAGGCAGAGATAGAAGGTTGGCTTCATACATTCCATCCTCAGATAGGTAAGGGTTGTCAAAGAGAGTAGCAGGAATAAACTTACGTTTAAATAGAGGCTCACCCTCTCGACTGTGACCCTTAGGCCAGCAGATGGTTTCACCATTTTCGTCTGTAGCCCAGAATGGTTTGTTAGGTGTGTTAGGATCAATGAAGTGTTTCTTTACCCACTGATGCCCTGGACCACCTGGGTTTGATGTAGCCCTCATATATAGTGGCAGTCCTGAAGCTTTTGTAGCACGTAGACGTGACCTCATATAGTTCCAAGCATAAGGGGTAGGCCACTGTGTTAATTCGTCAAACCCAATCCAGTTAAAGGCTTGGCCTTGGTATCTCATAACATCGTCATCTCTGTCAAGGTAAGACATCCAGAGTGTAGCACCATTTGGAGCAACCCAAGTCTTATCTCTTTCCATGAACTTTATGCCTGGGATGGCCTGAGGATAAAGCTGCTTACTTACTGATATAAGTTCTCTAAGCTCTTCTGTAGACCTACGAACAAGTAGCATTCGTGCATGTGGATTTGCAAAGTACCTAACTGGGTCTGCAACCAACGAATAGCTTTTTCCACCTCCTGCTGCCCCACCATAAAGTACCTCTTGTTCTGTAGCTGCTAGGAACCTAGTCTGTGGACCTGGGTTTGGCTCGAATATTACCTTTTGTTTGACCACAGAAGGGGCAACACTCTCCATCTCTGAGTTCGATGTACTCTTCGTCTGTTGGGAGGTTTCTGGTGCGCTTGCCACCAAGTCTTTCTTCTTCGATCTTCTTGCTCTTCCTTGCCGCTTCTTTATACTTTTGGGCATAGCTGCGATAGTTCGAGGAGGCTCTTCGCCTTTTTTCTTCCATTCTGACACGTTTATATAACCCTACATGTGAGATGTTTCTTCCAGATTGTTCAGACAGCCACTTAGCTACTTGTCTAACACTGTATTCTTTTAGAAACAACTTTGCTTTTTCAAAAAGTTCTAGTTCTTCAGGGATAGGAATCAGAAGCATTTCGTCTTCTTCATCCTGTTTGTAACCAAATGGTACGTGTCTTCCTACTCTTATAACAGGATACCACTCTCCGTTTTCCCCTCTTAGTGGTATCTGCCAGTCTACTTTGGTTGGGTGTTCAGCAGTTGAAGCTCTTTTACTCATCTTCTTTCGCAGGTAGAATAAATAAAGGCTCTGAAGCTTTTACTTCTACTTTATCTGTTTTTGTAAATCCTGCACGATCTAGAATGTCTTTAGCTGCTAACATCTTTTCTTTTACACCTAGATCAGTTGGATCTGCCATAACAGAAAACATAGTATAAGCAGCCTTAGTGGACGATTGTGCTATGAATTTCTTTGTAAGCTCTGCAATCTCGTCTGTCAAGGCATTAACAATACTTGTTGAAGACACAGCGTCAGCATAACCTGCTAGTTTTTTAGCAACCACAGGATCTCCTTTTGCCTCTTCAAAGAGGACATCAAGAAACTTTTGCTGCTTTTCTGTTAGATTTCTTGCCATTAGCTTTCCTGTCAATATTCTCTGCTATTCTTTTATAGCTTGTTATAATAAGTATCTTTCCATTTTTATTGTATGCGTAGTACTTATTACCTACTTTCCGTATCATGTCACCAGATATAATACAAACCCAAGAGCACCAAAACCTATTAATAAGAGAAGAGCTGATATAGTCCAAGTAATTATGGCTTCTTGTAGTTCAGCCTTACGGTACTCTTGCTCTTTCTTTTGCTTTCGTATCTTTCCTTCGATGGCTACTAGCTCATCCCATGCTGATGGCCCCATCGTGAAACTTATATAGTCCTTGAGTTCTTTACGCATGGACTCTGCTTTACGCTTTGCAGCAAAAACTTCCATAGCTTCTGCTTCGACAGAACCTCCAATGGACTTCCACCAAGGTGGGTTCTTAACTTGCTTCTCAGCTTGGCCTAGATCTGCCATATGTCCTGCCCACTGTGTTAGTTGACTGGACATATCTTGCAGATCTTTACCAATAGCAAAGCCTTTCTTTAGGGCATTAAAGGCAACAGTGGCACCACTAATTATTGTAACTGGGTCCATTGCCTCCTCCCAAAGACGTTAGACTTTACCTTCTCTCACGATTCTTCTGATATCAGCACGACCAATACCTAGATCGTTAAGTTCTCTGTCTGACATTCTCCAGAGGTGCATCTCAGCAATACGAGCATTTGCTTGGGCTTGTCTTGCTTCAATCATTTTATTTAGTAATCTTTTAAACATTTTCTACTCCTATTTGTTAGCCCTAACTGGGCAGGAGTAGTTATATGTTGTTAGTTATAACACACTACTATAAAAAATGCAACCCCGCTACCCGATAGGCACAAAGGTCTCAGTTACAGTAACAATAGAATCAATGTGTCCTGCTGCATTAGGGACTACCTGAATCTTATCACCTGGCTGTAACACAAGGTCAATAGTAGAGAACTCGTGATAGCCATTACCAGCTAAACTCTTATCGTTCAAGAAGTGTGACGTATAAGCATCTGCTGCTATGTACCACTGGATAGTGACATCATTAGTGCTACCACCACCATTAGCTACAAGGATATATGTAACTTCTGCTGTACAGTTAGCAGGGCAAGTATACACGTCTTCTACTGCTGTGGTTTCATTGTGACCATAGACAGACTTCCTACGTGCTGGCTTGCCGATGCTATACTGAGTCATTTTTTCTTCGCTACCTTCTTGATAGTTTTAACTACCCAAGCCTCATTTACTTCAGTCTCAGGATCATCAGCAATGAAGTGTCCGTTTTCATCACGAGCACGTTCCATTACCAACTCTTCTTCTACTTTAGCTTTTTTCTTGGGTGCCTTTTTCTTCGTAGGGGCTTCTTGCTCTCTAATAAATTCTAGGACTTTAGCTTCTTTAGTGTGCCAAGTACCACGAATCTTTTGAGCAAGAACATCTCCA